CCGAACACATCCTCACCGGGGCCGAGGTGCTGGAAACCATCGCCTGGGAAGGCAAGTACATCCCGATCACGCCGGTTTATGGCGAAGAGGTGTGGGTCGAGGGCAAGCGCTACCTCACGTCCCTGATCGGCGACGCGACCGACGCCCAGCGGAGGTTGAATTACTGGCGTTCGGCCAGCACGGAACTCGTGGCCTTGGCCCCCAAGGCCCCGTGGATTGGCGCGGTGGGCCAATTCAACACCGACCCGAACTGGCAGACCGCCAATACCGAGAACCATTCATATCTCGAATACGACAACGTCCCCGGCGCGGGCGCTCCGCAGCGCCAGCCGTTTGCGGGTGTTCCGGCCGGCGCGCTGCAAGAGGCGCTGAACGCCTCGGACGACATCAAGTCGATCACCGGCATCTATGACGCCAGCCTGGGCGCCAGGAGCAACGAGACGTCCGGCAAGGCGATCCGTGTCCGCCAGATGGAAGGCGACATCTCCACCTACCACTTCATCGACAACCTGAGCCGCGCGATCCGCCATGTGGGCCGCATCCTCATCGACCTGATCCCGAAGGTATACCCCGAGGGCCGGGTTATTCGCATCCTGGGCGAAGATGGCCAGCCGAAGACCGTGAAGCTCGGCGAGCCGACGCCCGCCACTGATCCGGACGGCGCGCCGCAGACCGATGACGACGGGCAAGCGATCTCGCGCATCTACAGCCTGGGCCTCGGCAAGTACGACCTGACCGTCACGTCGGGGCCGTCGTTCACGACCCGTCGCGAGGAAGCCGCGGCGCAGATGATCGACCTGATCCAGGCCTATCCGGCCGCAGCCCCGCTGATCGGCGACCTTCTCGCCAAGAACCTCGATTGGCCCGGCGCGGACGAAGTGGCTCGCCGGCTCAAGGCCATGCTGCCCCCGCAGATCAACGGGCAGAACCCGGAGATGGATCAGGCCCGCCAACAGCTCCAGGCGCTCCAGCAAGCCCTTCAGCAGGGCGCGGCCAAGATGCAAGGCCTGGAGGCCGACAAGTCTATCGAGATGCGCCGCCTCGACATCGAACAGGGCAAGCTCGAAGTCGACCAGTACAACGCCGAGACCAACCGCCTGAAGGCCGTCACGACCAAGGATTTCCCGCTGGGTCCCGACGCCGTCAACCAGCTCATGCCGGTTGTGATGCAGGCGATCCAACAGCTTCTGGAATCGCCGGACATCCTGCCGCCTGAAGCTGGCCAGGAGCCGCCGGAGCCGATGCTGGAGCCTGTCCAGCCCCAACCAGGCCCTACGCCGCTCGACGGCGGACAGGCCCTGGAACTGCCGCCCGAACCCCTTGGCGCTCCGTCACCTGACGAAGCCGCTGCCCTGGCCGACGCGCTCGAACCCGAGCAGCGCTAGCCGACCCCGCCTTTTCGCGCCGCCGCCAACCGGACCTCACCGTCCGGCGCGTCGTCACGTCCCATCGCCAGCAACCCGGAAGGATTGGCAAACATGACTACCGAAGCGACCACCTCGGACGTTGAGACCGAAACCGAAGCGCCCGACGTCGCAGACACCTCGACCGACGATCAGGTCGAGACCCAGGCCGAAGACGAGGACATCGAGGGCGACGAGAGCGCCGACGATCAAGCCGAGGACGAGGACGACGGTCTCGAGGAGATCGAGTTCGATGGCGTCAAGGCCCGTGTGCCGCCTGCCATCAAGGCCGGTGTCCTGCGTCAGGCCGACTACACCCAGAAGACGCAGGCCCTCGCGGCCGACCGTCAAGCCCTGGAGACCGCAAAGCAAGCGGTTGTGAGGGACGTCGAGGCCCGCATGGCCCTCGTCGCCGATCACGCCAAAATGCAGACCCTCGAAGAGCCCCTGGCGGAATACGAGAAGCTCTCGCAAGCCGACTGGGAACTCATCAAGGAGCGAAACCCGGATGAATATCGCGAACACCGCGATCACTTCCGGGATCTGAAGTTCGAGCGCGACAGGATCGCGGGGGACATCAAGACCAAGGTCGAGCAGCGATCCCAGGAAGAGCAGCGCCAGCGCGCCACAGCTCTTCAGGACAACGCCGCCAAACTCCCTGGTTTGATCCCCGGCTGGAACGCTGAACTGGCCACCAAGGTCGAGCAATTCGCCATTACGGAGCTGGGCTACACCCCGGACGAAGTGATGGGCGCCCTCGCCGATGGCCCCAACCGGATCAGGACCCTGCATCTCGCGATGAAGGGCCTTGAGGCCGAAAAGAACAAGAAGGCCGTGGCTCGGGTCACCGCCGGACAGAAGACCACGCCCGCCAGGACGGTGGGCGCGTCCGCTCCCAATGCACGCAGGACAACCGACGCCTCCGGCGACGCCCTGAGTGGTGCGGAGTGGGCGAAGCGAGAACGAGCGCGCGTCGCGGCCCGAGCCGCCGCCCGCTGAACCCCACGCAGCGTCGAGACGACGCCGCTCCTCCCATAGATGGACACTTAAACCATGGCCTCCACCTATCTGACGCCTACGCAGGTCACGCGTAAGGCGCTGGTCGTCCTGCACCAAAAGCTGAACTTCATCAGCTCGATCACGCGGGACTATGACGACAGCTACGCCAAGCCGGGCGCCAAGATCGGCGATACCCTGAAGCTGCGCCTGCCGAACCAGTACACCGTGCGTACCGGCAAGACCCTTCAGGCCCAGGACAACAACGAACAGTCCGTGGACCTGAAGATCGACACCCAGGCCGGCGTCGACATGAACTTCTCCTCGGCCGACATGACGCTGTCGATCGACGAGTTCAGCGACCGCTATATCGAACCGGCCATGGCTGAGCTGGCGGCCTACATGGAGGGCGACGCGCTCACCCTCTACAAGGACGTCTATAACCAGGTGAATAACACCGGTTCGGCGGCGAGCTATGCCAAGCTCCTGCTGGCGCGCAAGCAACTGGTCGACAACCTGACCCCGGCCGGCGACCGCTCCATCTGCCTGAATACCCAGGACAACGTCGACCTGGTGGATGGCCTGAAGGCGCTGTTCAACGATCAGAAGTCGCTCGCCAAGCAGTACACCGAGGGCTACCTCGGCCGCGCCGCGGGCTTCGACTTCATGGAGAACACGCTTCTCCCGTCGCACACTCGCGGCGCTGAAGACACGGCCTATACGACCGACACCCGCACCTCGGCTCTACCCGTGGTCGTGACCGCCGTATCGTCTCTGACCGTGGCCGCCGGCACCGGGGCAGGCAAGAAGGGCGACGTGTTCACTATCGCCGGTGTCTTCCGCGTCCACCCGGAGCTGAAGACCTCGACGGGCGCCCTGCAACAGTTCGTCCTCACGGCGGACTATGCGGGCGGCGCGGGCACGATCAACATCTCGCCCTCCATCGTGCTCTCCGGCTCGCGTCAGAACGTCATCATCCCGTCTGGCGTGTCCAATGCGGCCCTGACCTTCGCGGGCACGGCCTCGGCCGCCCACGGCATCTCCCTGGCCTACCAGAAGGGGGCGTTCGCCTTCGTGACGGCGGACCTGGTGAAGCCGCAGGGGGTCGACTTCTGCGCCCGCGAGACCATCGAGGGTCTGTCGATGCGGATCGTGCGTCAGTACGACATCAACAACGACAACTACCCGACGCGTATCGACGTCCTCTACGGCAAGAAGACGATCCGCGCCCAACTGGCCTGCCGACTGGCCAACAACTAGGCCGTCTCGGGCCGCTCTTCGGGGCGGCCCACCTTCTCCACAACATTTGAAAAGGAGACGGCCAATGGCTGTCAATTATCTCGGCGACAACGGCCCGGACGGTACCTCCCTGGGCTTCGATGCGACCAAGAAGGTTGCGCTCTACGGTGTGACCCCGGTTGCTCAGCGCACCTCGACCGTGCTGGCGACTTCGCTCCTCTCGGCGTCGTCCTATGTGTCGGTGGCCTCGAATACCGCGGCGATCCTGTTGGAAATGACCAACGTCCTGATCGCGCTCGGCGCTTACAAGACCGCCTAGCCCATGAAGGTCGGCGTCTGCGTACCGACGCTCAACGGCCCAACCGCTCCCTTCATCGAGGCGCTGACGCAGTCAGTCCCCTTGCTGATCGGAGCGGGATGGGACGAAGGGTTCATCGAAGAGCGGGGTTGTCCGTACATCTCAGGGGCACGCGCCACGCTGCTGCGCAAGGCCCTGGACGCGGCCTGCGACGTGATCGTGTTCATCGACTACGACCTGAGCTGGGACCCGCAAGACCTTCTGACCCTGATCGAAACGCCCGGCGACGTGGTCGCGGGCCTCTATCGGTTCAAGAAGGCCGATGAGGAGTACATGGGCGCCTGGAACACCGATTCCGATGGTCGCCCGCTCCTCCGTGAAGATGGCTGCATCCGCGCCACTCGCGTCTCGGCCGGCTTCCTCAAGATCACCCGCGACGCCGTCGAGCGCTTCATGCGGGCCTATCCGCACCTCTGCTTCGGCTCGCCCATCTCACCCTCCGTCGACCTGTTCAATCACGGCGCTCACGACGGCGTCTGGTGGGGTGAGGACTACGCCTTCAGCCGCAACTGGCTGGCCTGTGGCGGTGAAATCGCCGTCGTCCCCGACCTGAACCTGACGCACCACAGCGCCGATCAGGCCTTCCCCGGAAACCTCCACCGCTTCCTGCTCCGCCAGCCCGGCGGAAGCGAAGCCGACGCCTGACCAAGGAGCCCCCATGGCCCGTCAACTGATCTTCTCGACCGACACCACGCTCTATCACGCGACCGAGGGC